CCTGCTGGGGAGCATGATGACTTAGTTGACTCATCGACCCAAGCATTGTTACGGTTTAGACAGGGCGGATTCCTAAAGCTGGAGTCTGATGAGGATGAAGAACCGTTTTACGGCAAAAAAGCAGAATACTACTAATGATTGAAGTAAACGGCTGGTTTATTGAGAAGCTCTTCAGGCCGATATTTAGAAGGTTCAGCAAGGTAGGAGATCAAGAGTTTTTTGATAACTCGGACTTTCCTATCACGGCAAAACTTGAAGAAAACTATGAGATCATAAAGTCAGAATTTGAATCGATGCGTCATAGGATTTGTGACTTTGCGCCGTTTCAGGATATAAGCCCAGACCAGATATACATCTCGAACGATGACAAGTGGAAGATGTTTTTTCTTAGGGCTGGAACCATAGACTTTAAAAAGAATTGCGAGCAGTTTCCAAAAACAATGGAGATCGTCAACTCAGACAAGAACTTGGTCTCTGCGTACTTTTCGGTAATCGGCCCCCGCAAAATGCTGATGCCACACGAAGGCCCGTGGTGCGGTGTATTAAGAGTTCACATGGGAATTGATATTCCCACTGGCGGAAGCGGTTGCACGTTGGTTGTGAACAAAAAAGAATACAAGTGGGAAGAGGGAAGGTGTGTTGTGTTTGATGACACATATGAGCACTTTGCGGTTAACGCAACAGACAAAGATCGTGTTATTCTGTTTTTAGATTACATGCGACCGTTACCCCTTCCGCTGAAATTAATTAATAAATTTGTTGTTTATATGGCAAGATTTCTCCCATATTTTAAAGAGCCTATCCGGCGACATGCTGAGTGGGAAAAAAAATTTTACCAAGATACGGCAAAAAAGCAGAATACGACTAATGGCCTACCTGCAAAGTAACATACCGCACTTCAAGTGCTGGGTTAGAAAAGAATATACCCACAACCACAGTAAGTATCATGGTGAGTTTATCCATGCGATTGCGGTTGCGGTAACAACAATGCCAAACCGATGCTTGAGCTTTCAGGTGATATTCACTGGGGCAGAGACATACGACAGCGATGAACCCAATGTTCATGGCGGGGCTATGTGGGCAAGAATGCCAATCACTGCATTGGTAGCTGATACTCCGTTTGATGAGTGGCCAGAGCCAATGCCCGTTTGGGCGGCGCAGCCTTGGGATTGCAGTTCGCATCATCACGCGGTTTACAAGATTGACAGGGCGACACCGTGTCCTTGGCTTGCTAAGATAGACGGTAACTTTTACCCGGCAAAGTATTACTTTACTGTAGATTACGCAGAAAGCGAGATAGCAGACGATCCAGCTCAACACAAGCAAAGTCATGTTTTGGAGCTTCTTGATGCTGGCCCTTGGACGGGAAATATTGTTGCCCTTCCAAACAACCGTGTTAGGGTTACACATCCAGCATGGTTTGAAACCGGGGAGGGAGCGCCAGACTTTAGGCCTTCTCAACACACTCATTACAGTAAGTCAGACTTAGATTACACATTAGATGTGAATCAGGTTTTTGATAATCTATATGCAGGAGATTCAAATGAAGATGAAGAGTAAAGGCTATATGGCTGGCGGTAAGACCAAAGGCTACAAAGCTGGCGGCAAGATGAAGATGGTAGAGAAGGATGGAAAAGAAGTTCCATTCTTTGCAGCTGATGGCAAAGGCAAGATGGCCAAAGGCGGAAAGGTTCCAGCAACCAAGGGTTACTTCCGTGGCGGAAAGGTAATGGGATCTAAAGGCATGGCTAAGGGTGGCAAAATGATGTCACCAAAAGGTATGGCAAAAGGCGGAGTTGTTAGAGGCTCTGGCGCAGCAAGAAAGCAAAACTTCACTAGGAACGGATAATGGCTATTGACCGTCCCTTGCGGACAGAGATCGAAGACCAAGACGAAGCAGCTCTAGAGATAGAGGTTGTCAATCCAGAAGCGGTTTCAATTGAAACTGAGGATGGCGGCGTTCTTATTGATTTTGGAGACAGCTTAGAGAATGAGTCTGCCGATGATCACAACGCAAACCTAGCGGACTTTATTGACGAGACAGACCTTATGGGAATCTGTCTTGATCTTGTTAGCTCGTTCCGGGCAGACAAGGAAAGTCGAGCGGACTGGGAGCGGTCATATGTTAAAGGCTTGGATCTTTTAGGTCTTAAGCACGAAGAAAGAACTCAGCCTTGGGATGGAGCCTGTGGTGTATTCCACCCCCTGCTAACAGAATCTGTTATTAGATTTCAATCTCAGTCGATACAAGAGATCTTTCCAGCAAGCGGCCCAGTTAAAACGGCTATTGTTGGCAAGATTGATGAGAAGAAAACAAAGCAGGCAGAGCGAGTTCAGGATTATCTTAACTACTTGCTGACAGAGAAGATGACCGAGTATCGGTCTGAGACAGAGAAGATGCTGTTTTCTTTGCCTCTTGCGGGTAGTGCGTTCAGAAAAGTGTACTATGATCCCAATTTAGGGCGGCCTTGTAGTATGTTTGTCCCAGCTGAAGACTTTGTGGTCAGCTACGGCGCATCAGATTTAACAACATGCGAGCGATCAACGCATGTTATGAAGAAGAGCAGCAACGATATTCGTAAGCTGCAAGTGTCTGGGTTCTATCGGGATGTTGATTTACCCCCGTCAGCACCAAGCACTGATGAGATTGAGCGCAAGTACAACGAGCTTACAGGCGATTCAGCCAGCTATGACTACGATTCTCGTCACACAATCCTTGAGATGCATGTCAATTTAGACCTGCCCGGCTTCGAGGACATGGAAGATGGTGAGCCTACTGGCATTCATCGCCCCTATGTAGTGGCTATAGACCAGAGTTCACGCACAATATTGTCGATTAGACGTAACTGGTACGAAGATGACCCGCTAAAAAACAAGCGAGAGCACTTCGTTCACTACCAGTATATGCCCGGACTAGGCTTTTATGGCTTCGGTTTGATCCACATGATTGGTGGATTGGCAAAATCAGCGACATCATTGCTCCGACAGCTAGTAGATGCGGGTACATTATCCAACCTACCCGGCGGATTGAAGTCTAGAGGGCTTAGAATCAAGGGCGATGACACTCCAATCATGCCCGGAGAGTTCAGAGATGTCGATGTACCGGGTGGAGCCATCCGAGATAACATCGCATTCCTCCCATATAAAGAGCCAAGCAACGTATTGTACTCTTTGATGGGCGATATTGTGGAAGAAGGCCGCAGATTTGCCTCCGCAGCGGACGTAAAAGCCGCCGATATGAACGGAGAAGCGCCTGTAGGTACCACATTGGCGATTTTAGAGCGCTCAATGAAGGTTATGAGCGCCGTTCAGGCCCGATTACACGCCTCTATGCGGGTAGAATTGCGCCTTTTGACCGGAATTGTGCGGGATCATGGGCCAGAAGCCTACCCATACGAGGAAGATGGCGAGCCAATCGTTGTTGAAGACTTCGATAACCGCATTGACATCATTCCTGTTAGCGATCCAAACGCTGGAACGATGGCACAGCGCATTATGCAGTACCAAGCAGCGCTACAGCTGGCGGCACAAGCGCCAGAAATGTACGACATGCCACTATTGCACCGCCAAATGCTAGAAGTTCTTGGAATCAGGGATGCTGATGAGATTGTCCCAACAGATAAGGACATGAAGCCAACAGATCCGGTTAGTGAGAACATGAATATCATTAACGGTAAGCCTGTTAAAGCGTTTATCTACCAAGATCACGAGGCCCACATCCAGACTCACATGGCGATGATCCAAGATCCATCTATCATGGAGATTATGGGCAAGAGTCCAAACGCGAAGAAGGCTCAGGCAGAGCTTTCGGCGCACGTTCAAGAACACTTGGCGTTCAAGTACCGTCAAGAGATCGAGAAGCAGTTGGGTGTGGAGCTTCCACCCCCAGACGAACCCATGCCAGAAGATATCGAGTATCGTATCTCTCGTCTTGTGGCACCTGCTGCGGCACAGCTGTCAGGAAAAGCGGCAAAAGAAAAGCAGATGGAAGAAAACCAGAAGCAAATGCAAGATCCTTTGGTTCAAATACAGATGCAAGAGCTTCAGATCAAGCAGCAGCAAGTACAGCAAAGAGCAGAGGCAGAGATGGCCAAGCTACAGCTAGAAGCTCAGAAGGCTATGGCAAAAGCGCAGCTTGATCAGCAAAAACTTGATCAGCAATCACAGATCGAACAAGCAAGATTAGGTGTTAAGATATCTGAAACAAACAGCAAGGATGAGCTTGAAAGCAAAAGAATTGCTTCACAAGAACAAATAGCAGGTGCTAAACTTGGTGTAGATATTGCTAAAGACCTAATGGGTAGATAATGAAAGACGAAGTAGACATACTGGATTACTTGGTTTCAAATATCAGAAGCAACATGAATGATATAGCAGATCATGTTAGCACTGGTGGATGTGAGAGTTTTGAAGCATACACCAAGTGTTGCGGAATCATACACGGACTAGCGGTAGCAGAAAGAGAGATTCTCGATCTAAAGTCCAAGTATGAGGAAGCGTAGCGACTCTGGGCGCTAACCCAGTGCGGCGACTCTAGGCGCAATCCTAGTGCAACAACTCCGGTTATCCGGTGCAAGAGGTGAACATGACGGAAGTCGTGCAAATGAAAGAGGCGGAAGAGCCTCGCAAGGCAGCTCAGTTGCCCAAGCCGAAAGGCTATAAAATACTGATCGCGTTACCAGACCCCGAAAAGGAATTTGCGGGTGGCATTATTAAATCTGCCAAAACGATTCAAGATGAAGAGGTCGGCTCACTTGTTGGCATG